ATGATGAATCAACCAACGTAATTGTTATATTAGCCCCGGACCCTGCATCCTCAGACACTAAAATAGATTTAACAACCGCGGTCTTTGCAGAGGGGACCGTGTACAGAGTCGTAAGATCTGTCGTTGTTAAGTCTGCTTTTTTATTTATAAAATTATTAGCCATTATTGTAAAAAGAAATTAAATGCTTCCACCTCATCCTTAAGTTCTTGTTGAAACGTTGTATTTAGTTTTTGAATTATAGCATCAAGATCTCTAACCTGTGAGTCAGCTACCTCTTGCTTATATTCTTTACTAGGTCTTGTTAATACTTGTACTATCTTTGCCATTACTCTCCTCCACCCGGATCATATGGATCACTGTAATCGACGTTGCCCATGGAGTCTGTAAATTCACCTCCACCTAAACCACCAGATTCTGTGCTGCCCGTGTAAGATTGAGTGTCTAATTTATCATAGTCAGGTTGTGCGAACTGTCCAATACCTTGATTGTAATTAAAAGCAAATTCTCTTGGAGTCATTGTTCTACCTCTAACTGAATCTCTATATCCTCTTATCTTAGATCCTGTTGTTAAATAAGCATTTAACTCTGCTTTAGCATCTTTTAATTTTTGTTTTTGATTGTCTGTAAGTTCCTCTTCGTCAAATACCAAATTACCAAATTCATCTGTTACCATTCCTCTACCTGTCATAGTGTCAATATAGTCTTGATACATTGTACCTAAATTGTTAGAGCCAAAACCAGAAGCAAAGTTTTTACCTGAAAGAACACCTGTTGTAATTTTATTGTCTACAACATTAACGCCTCCAGGTTGGTTTACATATTGATAATCTAAATTAGATGGTCTTCTATCTAATGGTAAGAACTGAGATGCAATACCACCAGCTAAAGCAAAGGGAAGACTAGGTGCTCCAGTAATAATTTCACCAAGTCTTAAACCCGCAGTTGCCCCACCTTGAAATAAAGGACCTCTTGCAATGTTTCTCATGATACCTGTAAACCTATTATCTTGTGGCACACCGACATTTCTTTCAGCATTCATTTGACTTGCAAATCCCACTGGAGTAGCATCTATGATACTACCTTGATTAACAGGCGCTTGATTAGCTGCATCAACTGCTAAAAGTTCATTACCAAATTGTTGAAAATCAAATGCGTTCTCAGCATCTGCAATACTTGTTATGGCACCCTCATCAAAACCTTTCATGTAATTAAATCCAGCTTCAGTTCTTGGTTCCATTAACTTAGATATAGCATAGGGACCGGAAGCAGCTAACGTCATAGGCAAAGAAAGAGCTGATCTTACTACAGGACCTACAGTTCTCGTAATAGGGCTTTGTAAAACTTTTTCAAATAGTTGTCTTTGTGCAGGTGTGCCTCCGCCAATATTACCAGGTGCTTTGCCTCCGAATAAACTAGATATACCACCCTTTACATAATTAAAAAGATTTGTGCCTCCTTTAAAATTAGGATCAAATCCCCGAAGGTTTGAACCTTTTCCAAAGGCACCTTCCGCAATAATATTTTTTCCTATCGTACTGTAGGGCGTATTTTTAACGGCTGTTTGAACTGCTGCTCGTTCTCCTGCTGGGGCACCTCTATATAAATAATCTACTATACTCATTATCTTCTACCGTCCGGTTGTATATCTAATCTAAACGTACCTAGCTTCCAGTCTTGACCAGATCCTGTGTTTGCTACTTTAAGAGCAATCGCTCTTGCTCTTGCTCGTGTATCCACTTTAGTTGTTGATGAGCTAATTGTAAAGGGACCTAATGATGAGCTTGACGCTGTATCATTTGAATAATTACGTAAGTTCAGTGTAACTTGTGAGTTGCCTGTTTGCGAAACAAAGTCAGGTATAAATCTTCTAATCTTCATGATGAACTCACCATCACCTCTAAGTTCTGACATGGGACCGGCACCTCTTTGTATTTTCTGTGTAATATCAAAATCACCAGATGTAATATTTGAAGTAATAGCTGTAACCGTTCCGCCTTTAACTTGATCGGTCCCCGTTTCGTGTTGATAGTATGTTGATGTGCCATCCGTGTTTCCTTGCACATAAGTTGCTGAACTAGAACCTTCAACACCATCCGCATCATATTCTAATGCATGGGGTTTACCAAAGACTGCTGAGTCTTGCCACGCTGTTCTTGCTAATGTTCCAATCGTCCACACAGGTCTTTGTGGTGATGAATCAAAATAATTATAACAAACCATTCTGTTTACCACAGAAGATGTTGATGTTGGATAGAACCACATAATCTCACCAAACAAGTTATTAAGTCCTGCTGTAATCATTTGATTACCTGAGTCTAGATTAATATCGTCATACACATGGTCTTCAACTAAACATGGTAACGACTCTAGTGAACCTGCATATTTAAAGAAACCGTTCTCTGATAACCAGTATGCTGCACCATCTACTTCAACAACTGCATTCTTACCTGCAAGTCCACAGTTCGTACCTGCTTGCTCAAAGGCAAAGGTAAACGGTTGACCTACAAAACGCATCGTAAACAAGGCAGTGTCGGTATAAACATAAATTGCATTTCTACCTCTAATGGCTCCCATGATTCTTGATCCGTCGGCCAGTCTTTGTGTACCTGCTGTATTAGTTGCTGTAGGCGTATAAGTATTAATATCCTCTTGGTCAGAGAATCGAACAAACATATCATCTTGTGTAGTCTTTGTACCAATTGTAGTTTCTGTACCAAAGAATACTAAGTGTCGATCTGGTGTTGATACTAGCATGTGTCTTGATGCTGTAGGTGCACCTGAAATAATTGTTGCTCTTGTTGATGTAGCAGCTGTAATAGACGAATCCCATTCAAAAACTTCACCGTTACAAATTAAACAAATGGCTTTGTCACCAAAGTTATCTAGTGACCAGAACCCTGGTTCAATAACTAAGTCACCCGATGCAGCTTCACCCCATGCTACGAAGTTGGTTGAACTTGTAACCGTTGCTCCACCTGAGTGTGATGCTGCTGTAGTATTTCTCACACCTCGTGTTACACCAGATAGTGTGTTTGATGTGATGCCAGTGTAGGATATTTCTTCTGTTCCTATTTGTATAAAGTTTGTACCTGATGTTGGAAACTGTGATGCATCTGTTAATGTTATACTTGTTGCAGCGTCTGTAATACCTGAAGCTAATGTTGTTGAAAAAGCTCCAACCTCTTGACCACCCCAAGTTCCAAGTGACCAACCAAAACCTTGTGCCTGTACATCAGGACCTACGTGATAATAATGTCTGACTCTAATACCACCAGATTGTGTTGCCCCGGACCCTGATTCATTAGACGGCATCGTAATAGTAATGGTGTTAGATGCAGGAACCGTTGTAACCATAAATCTTATGTCATCAAAATTAGATGCACCAAAGTTTGAATTTGTAATAGACGAAAAGTTATCTAATAAAACAATGTCTCCTGCCTGTATACCGTGGTCACCAGAAAAATTTATAGTAACTTCTGTTGATCCGTTAGTTGTGCTAAATGCATTTGAGAGTGTTGTTGTAGATTTGATAGGGTGGATATCGTAGAACACACCTCCTGAGTATGCATATAAAATTCTATTTGTTCCTATAATTGAAAACTTCTGACCCGCACTATTAGTAAATTGATGTAATCCCCTAGCTGCACCGGTTACATTGTCTGCACCTAACTGTTTCCAACCCCCTATTTTCTCAGGAAGCTGATACCTAAAACGAACATTATCACAGTCTACCCACTGCGCCTCTCCACCTGTAGGTGTGACTTGTTTATTAATACCTGGTAAAAAAGATACCTTCTGTAACATAGAACTCCAGATTATATTAGATTGCGTTGATATTCAACGTTATTTGACTATTCCTAGCATAGGTCTTTTATCATACAAATTAGACTTTGCAAACCTTCCATCTGCATGATTATAGTGAAGAAATACTTGACCACATAGGTCACCTTCAAATGGTTTTCTCCAGTGTTCTAGCTCACAGCCAGAATAGATAAGCATATCACCAGGTTTCAGGTTAACCTCTACACCAATATGTGCGCCTGGTTTATGTATACTTTTGTATTCATCAATAACATTATTTTCACCCGTTGGATCAATATAGATTGGCCAAGGATCACCACCTAGATTCAACGTTGTAGATATTTCACAACTAGGTCTATCTTTATGTCTTCTTAAGATATTACCTTTTCTATAAAGCCTTGTGTAAGAATAAGTAGGGACTAATTTAAGTCCTGTCTTCTTCTGCATCACAGCTATAGTTTTGACTAACAATGTCTCCATTAATCTATCACCATATTTAGCGTAAGAACCTGGAACCTGACTGTCGTTAAAATTACCTACAAGTTTATTACCAGCATGAGTTACACCATTGTTCAACATCCAATGATCTGCTTCTGCTGATATTTGTAAATACCTGTAAGCTATGTCTGCTATCTCTTTTGATATAGCACCACGGATAACTTGATATTTATTTTTCTTAAAACTCATATTTGTATAAAATTATAAGATACAGATATTCTCCAATTCTTTTCACCTTTGTCTGTATTCATATTTATATCAACACCATGAGGTAGCCAAGATGGAAAAAAGATCATACGTCCTTCCACAGGTTCATAAGCACACACTCTCCATAGTTGTTCAGGTAGATTCTCGACTCTTCTAGGCATATGTGTGTTGGGTCCTGGTCTAGGGTCTTCTAAAAATAATTTGCCTGAGTTCTTAGGCACTTTAATATAATACACACCTGACCACATAGAGTTAGGGTGAGTGTGTGTTTTATTGTAACTGTACGTTGGATTAATATTAGCCCACATATTACCGAGCCCTAATTTACCTGTAATACCAAAATCCATATTACATTCTTGTGCCATTTTAAATAATTCATCAATAAGAGGTTTGTATTCTTTTCGTTTATCCATATCTGTTTTACTATGCCAACCAAAACCAGAGTTTGTTTTCTTCTCTCCCTCTGGATCTGCTTTACGCCACTTCTTTATTTCTTTGAATAAATATTTATTAAGTTCTTTAGCGTTAGGTATATCTTTAAAATAAACAGCAGTTG